TCTTCTGGCACAGTCACGGTCAACACCGCAGCCGCTGCGGGGACTTGGACGCTTACTTTGCCGACCTCTGCGGGCACTAATGGGTATGTTCTGTCGACCGACGGGGCAGGGGTTACTTCTTGGGTCGCTCAGTCTGGCGGCGGCGTCACTTCTTTCAGCGCCGGAACAACGGGCCTGACCCCAAATACAGCCACCACAGGCGCCGTTACGTTGGCGGGCACTCTAGCGGTTGCTAACGGCGGGACGGGTGTCACGACCTCAACGGGAACTGGCTCGGTTGTGTTATCAAATTCCCCCGCGCTTGGAAGCATAGGCATCGGAACTTCCGCAGGAACTGCGATTGGAGCAGTCATTGGCGGAACATTATCAGGCTCTACTTCCGGCGCTTCAATTCAAGCGCAACCTACGATTGGAAGCGGCATCACCGGCGAGTATACGACCTACAAAAGCAGGCCGATAACGCAAGCCGCCACTTTTACGCTGGCAAATATGGTGCATTTTTATGCACAGCCACAGGCAAAAGGGGCGGGCTCAACGATTACTGCGCAATACGGATTCTTAGCAGATTCTGGCATGACAGATGCCACAATCACCTATGGTTTCTACTCGGGTATAGCATCGGGAACTAATCGATTCGGCGTCTACATGGCGGGAACTGCAGTAAATTACTTCGGCGGCCTAGTTAGAATTGGAAGTTCAAGTACGGGAGACCAGCAACTCAACGTGAATGGGGCGGTGCGGGTTGGGGGAGCCATCACAAGCGCAAATCAGACATCTGCTGGCACGATGGATTTCAATACTGCAAGCGGTCAGATGCGTTTTTTGTCATGGGGAGCGAGCGGAACCCAAGGTATTTTTACTTGGTGGACAGGCACTGGCGCAGGGGGCACGACCCAGCGCATGACCTTAAATGGTTCCAACAATCTTGGACTTGCAACGTCTACGTTTGGGACTAGTGCAACCAATACCTTCTCTGTTTTTACTGGAACAGCCCCCACGACCGGCGTGGCCGACACGGTTCAATTCTACAGTTCGGACTTGTCTGCCGGGAACACGATCCCGAGCTTTTACACAGAAGGAACTAACGTCGGAACTGGAACTCCGACGGCGAATAGAACCATAGCGGTTCGTTTCAATGGAACTGTTTACTATCTCTTAGCGAGCACAATCCCATGATAAAACTAGAGCTGACGGTTGAGGAAGTGAATGCAATCCTTCAGACCTTGGGCAACCTCCCGACATCTTCGGGGGCTTGGCCTTTGGTGCTGAAAATCAAAGACCAAGCAGAGGCCCAGGTGAAGGCAAATGATTAATTACACTTGGAAAGTAACGAAGTTTGAGGTCATCGATGAAGGCCCGCTTTCAGATGTCGCGGTCATCAGTTATTTCGAGTGCCTCGGAGAAGAAGGGGGTCTTAAAGGCTCTGCTGGAAGCGATGTTCGTTTGCTTCCTCCTGACCCCGGCAATTTTATTCCTTTGGCTGACGTTACTGCTGACGAAGCCGTTAACTGGACCTTGGCAGCCCTCGGGGAAAGGACTGAGGTTTACGAAGAAATGGTGAAGGCTCAAATCGAGGGGCAAAAGCTGCCGGTTCCGAGAGCCGTAGAACTGCCTTGGATGAATGCCTAGCGCATTTCAGCAAAATGCTTTTCAGGACTCTGCGTTTCAGATTGGCGGGGTTCCTGTTGTTGTCCCGAAAGGCGGGGCATCAGGGAAAAAATCGAAATATCCGAAACGGGTTTCGGTTAATGGCCGAGTCTTTGTTGTCCGGTCAAGGGCAGAAGAAATCGAGTTGCTCCGGCAGCTCCAGCAGGAAGCAGACGACCAGGCCGCCATTGCAAAGGGCCTTGGAGACGAGGTTCTTGCCAAGCGGATTAAGAAAGCGGCTGTCAAAATTGAAACAAGAGTGCAGGCTCAGGAGAGCAGACTTGCACGCCTGCTGCGAGACGATGAAGAAATCCTCCTACTGCTGAGTGCTTAAATCATGGCAGACACCCTAAGAAACATCGGAAGAGGCCTAGCGCGCGGGATGACCGCTGACGCTCTGGGAACTCCAGTAGATACGCTCAACCAAGTTCGAGCGGGTTTACTAGGCCCTGCGACCGCTGGCAATCCATATGCCACAGCGATTCGGGGCCTTCTTGGTCCTGAGCAGCAAATGGGTACTGGCGATTGGTTCGCGCAGCAGATGGGGCTTCCGCAAGGCCAAGGCGTTGCTTATGAGGCAGCAAGAATGCTAGCCCCAAGCCCGACGGAAATTCTGTCCGCAGTAAGGCGAGCGCCTTCTATTCAAAAAATCGCAAATGATGACGTCGAAGATATTCCAGAAAAACACGGATATCTTCGTTTATACCACGGGGGGCACGACTCAGGGTTTGAGCAGGTCCCAAAGGGCGGGACATTTGATGGTTTTTTTGCATCTGTCGAGAAAGTGCAAGGGCATGGGTCCGGTCACAATTATTTTGCGGATATTCCGGAGCATAAAATTTTAACGAATTACGATTTGAACTATGAATTACCGTACAAAAAAGTCTTAGATGTATTCAGCAAAATAACAAAAATAAAGGAAAATGATCCAGAGTTTGAATCGGCATGGAAAGCAATCATTGAAGAAACGAGCGACGCCAATGAGTTGGCTTTTTCTGTGGGATTGGCTGATGACTACGCAGAAGCCAGCATGGTTGCTCAAAAAATGCGAGGCCAAATTGCAAAACAATTAGGCTATGACGCAGTAGAAATGAGCGACGAGCATGGGACAAGTTACCTTATTTCTCCAGGTGTTCCGTTAAAATACATCGGAGAAGCAGAAAAATAAAAAACAGGAGGCAACATGAAAGGTTTGTACGAAAATATCCACGCCAAGCGCGAACGCATCGAGAAGGGCTCTGGGGAGAAGATGAGGAAGCCCGGAAGCAAGGGAGCCCCGACCGCCAAAGCCTTTAAGGCATCTGCCAAAAAGAAGAAGTAATGGCTGGCCTTCTCGACAAGGACATGATGCCCTGCAACAAACCAAGGCGCACCCCGGCACACCCAAGCAAGAGCCATGTGGTCAAGGCTTGCTACGACGGGACCGAGAAGCTCATCAGGTTTGGGGAGCAGGGAGCCAAGACCGCAGGAAAGCCCAAGGCAGGGGAGAGCGACAAGATGAAACAGAAGCGCAAATCATTCAAGGCTCGCCATGCTAAGAATATTGCTAAGGGGAGGTCGTCTGCTGCGTATTGGGCCGACAAGGTAAAATGGTAGGAATATTCCTAGCACTTTGCGAAGTGACTTTTGCTCTTTTTTAGCGCGTAAAAAAATTCATATGAAAATTGAAAGCATAGAACTTGAAAATTTGATTCCTTATGCGAGAAATGCACGAACGCATAGCAGCGATCAGATTTCACAAATTGCTGGGAGCATCAAAGAGTTTGGGTTTAACAACCCGGTCCTGATTGACAAAGAAAACGGAGTCATTGCTGGGCATGGCAGAATAGTTGCGGCACGAAAAATTGGATTGAAGGAAATCCCCTGCATCCGTTTAGAGCATCTCACCGAGACACAGAGGAAAGCTTACATCCTGGCAGACAACAGGATCGCCCTAAATTCTGGGTGGGAGGCAGAACTTCTAAGCCTGGAGCTATCAGAGCTTCTGGATGGCGGTGTAAACCTGAAAAGCCTAGGCTTTGACGCAGACGAGATCGACGCTCTGCTGAACAAGATAGAGCCGACAGAGGGACTGACGGACGAGGACGCAACGCCTGAAGTTCCTGAAGAGCCAGTCACCAAGCCTGGGGATGTTTGGGTGCTAGGAAAGCACCGCCTGATGTGTGGGGATTCCACAAGCATTGAGGCACTTGAGACCCTGTGCGACGGGCAGCTTGTGGATATGTGGCTGACCGATCCACCTTATAACGTTGCTTACGAGGGCAAGACAAAGGACGCGCTGAAAATTCAAAACGACTCAATGGATGACGAGCAGTTTCGTCAGTTCCTGCGAGACAGTTATGTCGCCGCCGATGCCGTTATGAAGCCAGGTGCAGTGTTCTATATCTGGCACGCAGACTCGGAAGGCTATAACTTCAGAGGCGCGGCCCAAGATGCCGGATGGAAGGTTCGCCAATGCCTTATCTGGAAGAAGCAAACAATGGTTATGGGTCGGCAGGACTACCATTGGAAGCACGAACCATGTCTGTACGGGTGGAAGGATGGCGCAGGACATCTTTGGGCGGCAGATCGAAAGCAAACAACCATCCTGGAGTTTGACCGACCGTCTCGAAACGCAGAGCATCCAACAATGAAGCCTGTGGCGCTGTTTGAGTATCAAATGCTCAACAATACCAAAGGCGGCGATATTGTCCTTGATAGCTTTGGTGGCTCAGGGACAACCCTAATAGCGGCAGAGAAGAACGGACGCATCGCCCGCCTGATGGAGCTAGACCCGAAATACTGCGATGTCATAGTAAAACGCTGGCAAGACTTCACCGGCAAGCAAGCAACACTAGAGTCAACAGGCCAAACCTATAGCGAGCTTTCTAAGAAATCGGAGATAGAAAATGGGTAGCGGAAACCCGTATCAGGCAAATGACGAAAATCGTAAGATTGTCAAGATGTTAAGTGCAGTTGGCACTCGGTACGAGGACATTGCCACCAAATTGGAAATCACAGACGACACCCTCCGCAAGCATTATCGAAAAGAATTGGACGAGGGGCGGATTGAGGCCAATGCTTCTGTGGCGCAGACTCTGTATCAGCAAGCCAAGAACGGAAACACCACGGCGGCGATATTTTGGCTCAAAACCCGTGCGCAATGGCGAGAAAGTGACCGGCTTGAAGTGACGGGAGCAAACGGTAAACCGGTTGAGCTTGTGATTACATGGTCCGACAGCTCATCCAACTAAAGTACGCTCCCCGGCCGCTCCAGAGGGAATACCACGACAGGAAGCAGCGCTGGGCTATTGCGGTTTGCCATCGAAGGTTTGGCAAGACTGTGATGGTTCTGAACGACATCGTGCGAGATATCCTGACCTGCACAAAGGAAAGCCCGCGGGGGGCTTATATCGCACCCCTGTACCGGCAGGCAAAGGCAGTGGCTTGGGACTATCTTCAGAAGTTCACCAGAGACATTCCGGGGATGACGTACAACCAGGCGGAACTGAGGGCGGACTTCCCGAACGGAGGCCGCATCTCGCTTTACGGAGCGGACAGTCCCGACAGCCTCCGAGGTATCTATCTGGATGCCGTGGCTCTCGACGAGTATGCCCAGATGTCAGAGCGAACTTGGGAGGAAATCATCCGCCCAGCCTTGGCAGATAGGAAGGGAAGGGCGACCTTCATCGGAACCCCCATGGGCCACAATGCCTTTTACCATTTGTACGACAAGTATCGGGAACACCCGGATTGGTATGTGGTGGTGCATCGGGCTAGCGAAACCGGGTATGTCGACGAGGACGAACTTGAGGACCAAAGGAAACAACTGAGTGACGAGCGATACTCCCAAGAGTTCGAGTGCAGCTGGACCGCTGCCATTATCGGCGCTTATTACGGCCGCTTGCTCGAAGATGCAGAAAAGTCAGGAAGATTTCGTAACGTCAACGCAGACCCAGGATACCCTGTTGAAACTTGGTGGGACCTTGGTA